TGGTGAAGTCCAGACCAGTTCGGGTGTCAGTCAGACCGACGATTTGCCTACGGATGATTTGAGCATCAATAGTTGCCAGTGTTAAATCAACCGGGGTTGTTGTCTCGTTCCAGGTGCCTTGATTTGCAACGGCGTTCCATGCGAAGTTCCAGAAATCTTTCTGTGCGTATACTAATTCTTGTGCCAGTATCTGTCCGTCAAATCCTGCCACTTGGGTCAGCGTGTTTTGTGAAAATTTTGCCATGATGCTCCTTGCTTGCTCGCAATATCACCGCCGCTATCTCGCAGGGTGATGGGTCTATATGTATTTATACCATTATTCCAGTTGAACGGCAAGAGTAGTGGGCGGTGTAGAATACGCACCTGTACCACTTGCAATGACATATGTTGTTGCTACTGCTGCACCGACTGAAAATAATCCAGAATACCAATCACTAAAAGAAGTTACGGTGACAGGCGGTGCAGCAGCACCGGTATATGTTAATGTGTCACCCAACGGAGTAACATATGAACCTGAACCTGGAACTGCTCCAGAATCTGGTAATTTAATAAGAGCGGGACTGTGTCCCGCTCCGTTAGTATATGCTACTCCTATATAAATATGATCTACCGCCCAACTTAAGGTATAAGTAAATCCTGAACTTATCTTTCGGCACCACAACACTGATGGAGTAACTGCTTGTGCATCAAGTTTAATAATATAAAAGTCCGTGCCTACAACATTATCACTTGCATAAAAATATAAATTTCCAGAATCGTCAATTGTTACCGTGTTACTTGAATAAGAAAAAACCATTTTACAAATTGATGACCCAGTAGAATCAAATTTATATACTGTTGTTTCGTTGGTAACATTATTACCAAAAGTTACAAAAATATTACCAAAGACATCTTGTAGTGTAGTAGATCCACCGGCATAGGTTGGTAGATCAAATTGCCTTTGCCAAATAATAGTATTTGTATTCTGATCAAATTTGATGATACTTAAAAAATTATTAGTTAAGCCAGCATTCACACTCTCCAATCCGATCAATAAATAATCATCAGAGGTCCAAAAAAGGTGTCCAGGATGACCTGTAATACTACTATAGTCAGGTACTTTTGTCTGAGTAAGAACAACTGAACTAATTTTAGTATCACCATTAAATTTACTTACATAAAATTTATAATGATCAACCCCTGCCACTATTTCGTTTATTCTTCCTACTACCCAATAATTATCAGACGCATCTGCTATTACTGCATATGGAACCCGTGATGATTGTGTACTGCTAGTACCCACAGCGTTATCTCTATAAAAAGATACATTGCCTGAAGAATCTGTGATAGTTTGTATGGAGACAAACTTCGCCTGGTCAATACCGGCTTTCACTACCCTCCCTACAGTGTAGATATTATTATTGTTATCGTATATTCCTGTAGTTGTGCCTGGAGCGGGGCTAGATGATCCTCGGGCAAAAGATATAACAGGTAAACCATATGAATCATCAGTAGTTAATATGAAATAAGTGAGTGAAGCACCAGAAAATATTTGCCTACCATGAGGAACGGAGTAGAACAATCTGTTGGTAGTAGGCGTTTCCCATTGCATCATCCAAGCATCAAACCCACCAGACCCCTCAGTGGACGCCTTATTCACAGATAATGCTCCAGAAGTACCTATTAATGGCATTATTGATATCCTACCTTACTTCCAAATACCGCATATGTATTTGCTGCTGTTTTTAATATGTTGAAGTCATAAGTATCGCAACCGGATATCAGTCCTGCTGTTGGTGCTCCACCGGGATATACCCATTTTGGAGTAACAGCGGTGCCATCAATTTTAATTACATTAGCATAATACCCCGTAGTAGTATTGGTATTGATAAACCTTAGGGTCATGCTTTGGTTAGAAGATACCACACTATCAAAAAGGGTTGAACTATTACCGCGAATGTTGAGGGTGAAATTGTTAGATGCTGCTGTGGTGTTATACAATATTGCTTGAGTAATCACATCAAAATTAACTGTTCCTGTAGCAGCAGCAGTTGAAACAGTAATCTTTTCGGTGGCTTCTTGAATGTGAGAAATACCTGAAACAGATAACGAAGTCAACGTACCTACGCTTGTAACATTTGGTTGGGCTGATGTTGTTAAAGTGCCAGTTAGATAAGATGCTCCAATTGTGCCAGAGTTAGCATATACATTAGAAGCAATAACATTACCTGGAAAACTAGCAACATTTGAAACTTTATTAAAAGTGAAACCAGAAGAACCACCTAATACGCCACCGTCATTAAATTGAACTTGGGTATTAGAGCCACCCATAGCCTGGCTAATACCACTATACCCTGATAATCCTGACCATCCGCTTGTGCCACCCGGATCACCACTAATACCAGAGTAACCAGATGTACCTGAGTATCCAGATGAGGCATTAATACCAGAATATCCACTTGTTCCGTTGATACCTGAATAACCTGAAGTACCAACTCCAGAATATCCACTGATGCCAGAGTATCCACTGATGCCGGCATATCCGTTGATGATCGTCAACTGAGTTGCCTCAGGTGTCAAACTGATCTGGTTGTTGTCAACAATGATAGTGGCCGATATCGGTGTCACTGTAAAAGATGCATTGACTTCAGACATAACAATCCTTATTGATAGCGAACAAGCAGACCAATTGGTTCTTTGTTCACATCTACTTTTGAACTCACTGTATCAGTTCTGGTAACTGCCAGAGTGACAATGACAAGCGTTGTATTTGCTGAATCATTAGCCATTGCAATCACCGGAGTGGCATTCGGAGCACCAGTTCCACCAGAGATATCTGCCGGAATGTAAATGTATCCGATACCAGTTGCTTCTGTGGTAAATGCCGATGTGAGATTTGCAGAATAAGTTCCTACGCCGGTAGTTGGCTGCGGTGCGTTCAACGTCAGATTACCAAGAACAACGGTGTCGGTAGTAGAACCAGTTCCATATGTAACAGTTGATGCCACATAGAACTTTGCCGTAGTGGCCAGAGTCCAACCAGTACAGTTGATCGGCACGCCAGCCGAAGTGGTGAAAGCAAATGGCAGTGTATAAGATTCACCGGTATATATTTCTATAACCTGCATCTCTGTGCCAGCGATTGTGGCGGTCTTAGCGCCGTTGAGTAGGAGTGACATTAGTAATTTCCTTTTATATATTTATGCTTATGGTCGTATGAAATAGATGTTATTATAGTCCCAACCATTTGGAGTAGAAGTCAGTGATTTTGCAAACAGCACAGTTGCGTTACCAGCAGTACCAGTATCTACGATTCTCATCGCCACGCCCATATCATAAATCGCAAACGTGGCATTGGCTTCTACGTCCCAGGTTGTATGGACAGTAAGTGGACAATTTGCGTACACCAAATTAGTTGACAATGTGCTGTCCAATCGCAATGCGTTACTTATGTTTGACGTATTTGATATTTGTTGTATTTTATACCAACCAGCAGTCTGGATAAAACAATCAACATCGGGCACAACCTGGATAGAACTTGTATTATTGAATTGCGTATTGGCTGTGCGATAACCGGTAGTTGAAGCACCAATAATTGTCCACCAACCCTGTCGTCCACCCATAAGGTCAACTGTAGAAATATCCTGTATACCGGCTTCATCTGGGTAGCATGGGATAGCATAATGACTATCCGCTAAATATCCATCGGCGGTAGAACTTGTTTTAGAGTACCATGGGTATACTCCAGACCATGAAATTGCCTCATATGATCCTGTAGTTGTATTAGCCTGTTTACTTGTGGGTATCAGAGAAGTTCCGTATGAAGTTCTGGATCTGATGTCCTCTGGAGGATTGACACCACCGTTAAGAGCAAAAGAGTTATCGGTTATGTAAGTGTAGATACTTCCACCACTGGAAATAGTGATAGTTCCTACTCCTGCTACATTGCTTGCTGTGACACCAGTTCCTACGAAATTCAATGTATTGGCATTGACGACATTGGTTCCTTCATCTTGAATCTCAATACCAGTAATTCCACCACTGGATCCGTTTGCAACAAGCGTAATTCTTCCTGCGGCATCAACTGTTATGTTGGCGCTGGTGTATGCACCTGGTGTAATTCCTGTTGTGGTAAGATTAGTGCTGGTAATAGTATTTGAAGCAACTTTTACTCCTGTAACAGCGGCATTAGCAATGTTTGTAGTTCCAATACCACCAGTGCTTGTGCCTGGATCCCATACAGTAACACTTGGTCCAGTCCATACATACGCAGAACTTGCCACGCTTGATTTAGCGGCAATATTGTTTCTGGCACGAACTGACCAGTAGTATGTTCCGGGTGGGAATGAGGTTGTCGTTATGATCTGAGTAGATCCTGCAGTGGTGACATCACCAGATGCCAGAGAGATTGTGCGATACAAATGATGATCAGCAACCGTTGAAGTAGTTCCGTAGAAGAAGTCAAAGTATAGAACCTGACCAACAGTTGGAACAACACCGGTAACTGTGAATGTTGCAACTGTACCATCAGACAATGCCGAAGTTGCTACGGTAGGTGCAGCAGGTGTTCCGATGATCGCAGGATCAGCCAATCCAGTATTGTCACTTGGAATATAATCTTGGATTACATCATCAACATAAACTGAATCGTTATATTCTGATGCAACAATATTGGCACCGAGTGATCCTTCTGCTAACTTCGCTTCTTGAACTTGAATGACACGAAATAACTTACCATCGGGGAATCCAGTGCTGGCATCCCATCCATACACTGCTGAAGTGATACGAATAACATCACCTGCTTCAATCTGAATGCCGGAGTAGTCAAGCATAAAGGTGACTGTCAAATCTTCTCGTCCCTGATACAGACGACGAGAACCGAGATACAATGCCTGAACAGCATTATTAACAACCGGCAGAGTTATTGTCTGTCTGTTGAATGGTTCATTCGGGCTTAGAATCGCCGGCTCAGTATCCCAAAGAGAAATGTATTGGTAATCAGTACCGTCTTTGATGTTTGTATTCGGATACTGAAGTTCCACAGCGTTATAGGTGGAGTTCAGATCAGTTGGGTTAATGTCAATACCACCAATCAACACATCATCAGTGACATGATATAGATCGGCGATTAGTTGTGCATCAGGTGCCTGATCATACGCCTTGTTGATAACGACAGACCACTGACTTGTAATCTCATCAAACTTCAACCATGAGTCACATGAATCCAATAGTTGATTTACATTAGTAAGGCATTCATTGCCGGTTATGATCGGACCGTTGATTCTATATCTGGTCTTCGTTGATGTTGCGCCCGTATACGGATAATCGTAATAGGTGATTGTCTGATCTGAGTAAGTATCCAAATCAGCAAATGAAGCGGTGTCAATCGCCGCTGTTGGTATGCCACATCCATAGCGTTCGTTATGTAGATAGTCAAGCAGCACGGCGCCTGGCTTCGTCAGCGTATTTGTCATCTTCGCTGTGATCGTTGGCATGCTTGTCAAACCAGAGTTCTGATTAAACTTAACCTTAACGATGATGAAAGCGGTCTTGTCCATTGTGCATGTTGCAGTCCAACGAAGATCAACGGGGATATCTAGATCAGATAGAATCTGAATAGCGGTTTGTCCTCCGGTGTTCACACCAGAACTGCTACCATTGGTGAATAGATAAATCCAACCAAATCCATCAACCTTTGTATCTTCCTGCCCGCCATTAGTTGTCCATTTAATTACTTTTGATTGTATGGTTGGGTCAAATGTAACTTCATTGCCATTCCAATACACTTTGTCGTATGAGAGTGTCCCGGTGTCAGTAACTTCCGACATGGCAAATACATACCACATTGTGTCCTGTTTATCATTAATCTTCGCGTCAGTAACCGTACCTGCCATATAGGCTGTTCCGTATACAACTGGAAGTTTATTCTCTGTGCTTGGATTGACAGGAACACGACCACCACCAGTGGCTTGTGCGCCGCTACTGGAATTTCTGTTCAGAAGTTTAGAGATGCCGATTGTTAGAAAGGCTCTTACGGCAAATGATGCCACGGTAGCCCACATTCCAGTGGCTCCGATTGCGGTTACTACCCATGCGGCGATGGCTGTGACTACTGGAATTTAGGGTGCCTCTTTCTTAGTTATTGTGACCATGTCGTTTCAGTTGGCTTAAACCCGAACCGTTCGTATTTTAATGATTGGCCGTTCATTTGACTTATTGTATAATTTGTTATGTGTCCGTCATCAACAAGATCATCACATCTCTGGACATATTCAGCGATGAGTCGGTAACCTGCTGTGGTGCCGCGATGTTCTGGATCTACCCAAAGGCAAATCTCATTCATTATGTATTTAGTATGATCCCACATCTGCGGTGACTTCACGGCAAGTAGCATACCACCTATAGAGCCATTCAACTCAGCAACAAGGGCAATACCTGCACCTGCAAGAATGTACGCCATGATCTTCTTTGGTGTTTCTTCCGATTCAATGTTCTCTACACCGGCGATACCCGATACTGATCCGGCATCTCTATAATGCCTGAGTAAATCAAAGATTTGTGGCACATCAAATTTAGTTGCTGATCTTACTTTCATAGGCCACTTCCTGTGTAATCAACCGGAGTTGATGCTGTTGGTGAATTAGTTGCTGTGCCAGAAGCCGGCGGAACTGTTTTGGCAGTTGGTGTGACACCAAAGTCAAATGTTCTACCTGACAGAGAAGAAATCCATGTCATGCTTGTATCCAGAGGAAAGAATTGTTGCCAACTGTTTGGATTAGTTCGCCTTCCGGCTGTTCTGTTTTGTAGAACGAGTTTATACGAACTGGCATTCACTGTGACAGTGAAATTGTCGGTTTGATCAACTCTTTCTTCTGTGATGTTATACGAAGTGATGATTCCAGAATAGCGTTTTGCTGTTGAGGTCATCACCATGTTGGTATCGTAGAATCCTCTGGTGATTTCTAACTTAGATCCTTTGATCTTCTTCTCCAGAACCATGAAGATGTTGTCAGAACCGATACCAGAGAGTGATACTGAGGTTGATGCCGAAGTCACAGACAAATCGCGTTGCTGAACGCCAACAGCAAGTAGACCACCGAGTGGTGAATAGACCTGACCATCAATCGTTTCGTATTGATATGCCGAACTGAAAGTGTAAATTGACACATCAGCCACATTAGCAACATCATTATAAATTGTCAGCCGGATAAACTCTGCACTTGTGACAAGAGGTTGATTACCTGCTACTGCTGGGATATTGTCCACCTTATACCTCTACTTTCTTTCGTCTTTTTTCTGCTGCTTTAGCATAACCGGCTATTCTTTTTTCTGTCTTTGGTTGAGGCCCCGTAGATTTACCTTTATGTGCTGAAACATGAGTAGCATAATATTCCTTCAAAGCAGCAGTCAACCGCTCTTGATGTTCTGTAGTACGAGGGATCTTTCTTCCTAAATTACCTTCTCGTTTATTAGCCGATGTAAGTTGTATAAGCACATTTCCTATCTCATATCCGCCTTTATCAGCGATTCTTGACATACAATATTGATCCAACCCCGGACCACGTTCTTCCCAATGACCTGACTTCTGCCATATATCCCACCACTGTTCATAAGTAAGATCAAACAGGATTCCCCTATGTTTGGCTTTACCTTTATGACACGCATACTTGTGTCTTTCCTCATGATCAACTCGTTGTTTCATACACATAGATATCTCCTTCATTACATATTTATCATGTAGGAGATAGAGTTGAATATATTTCATACCGCGCTCACGTACTCATAGATTTGGAACGAGTCAGACCATTGAATGAGGGCGTTGTTTGTGGCGACTCCACCAGAACCGATGTATCCACCTGGCACTAACTTATAGGTGGGCATATTGGGGCAGAAGAAGTTCCACTGACATGCGTTGCCGATCACCAGACCTAATCCGACCATTGAGTCAGAGAAGATGTTAGGGCGACCAGTTGTCACTGTCACTGTTGATCCAGTTCCACGAAGAACTTGAGTACGGACGGTTGTTGGATATGTGTATCCTACAGGATGAAACAAATCATTCGGCTCAAACAAAACTCTTGTTGCTGGGACTGCTGGCAGTCCACTCAGAGTTAGGGTGCTACCTGTCCATGAATCAATGACTAATCCTGCGCGTTGTGCGGCACTCATCGTTCCCTGATACGCAAAGATCCATGAGAGGTTTGTGTTATCACTGAATGTTATAACTTCTGGTTGATACCGATCCAATGTGTCAATTGCTTCCATCAATGCCCGGGCTTCGCTATATTTGAATGAGTTTGGCATTGTCAGCGTCATCTTCCATGGATTCTTTGTTGGCGTCATAGACACACGCGGAATCTCGTTTCTGGTGTATTGAATACCAACAACATTTCTGCGGTTGATGTTTATTTCGTTGCACCCGTTCACTATAGTTTGAAGTCCGGCCATATTATCCTCTATATTCTACTGGCAAATGGTTGCTCGGCTTGCGCCATTCTTACTGTGCCAAGTAATTGTTTTCTGTTTTCTGCGAACAACTGGGCAACTGACTTCGCATCAACGGCGTTCACTGTGTAGTGATTATGCGTTGTATTGGTATTGTTTATCACCTGTTGACTGCCGCCGGCTGCTCCATTAGGAACGATTGTTCCTGCTGAACGCGGGATGAATAGTTCTGGTCCCTTCTCACCAACGAGACTTGGTTTGTTCATCGGAGGTTGTCCGCCATCCGCGAAGAATCCACCGAAGAAACTGCCGATTGCACTGAATAATCCACCGCCGCTGCCCTTTTCACCGAATAGTCCTTTCAGACCTTCCATTGCAAGAGCCTTCATCTCAATTTTGATCATGTCCTTAATCAGGCTACTGGCGAAGTCAGCAAACGAGAACTTGCCGTTATCAACGAAGTTATCAATTGCGGAGTTCATCGCACTTGTTATGGCATTGAATGTCTCACCGGCTCTTGTTGCGGCGTTTGTGGCATGTTCTACATACTCATCAAACGCATCTTTCCATCCTGCTTCCCATGTTCTGCTGGCATCAAGATTACCAAGTTGTGCATCGCGGATATCATTGTAGCGTTGGGCAATCTGTGCCAGTCCATCAGCGAGTTCTTGTGATTGAGCAACGGAAAGATCCATACCTTCAAATCCTGCGGAGAACGCACGACCTGCTTCAAGTGCTGCCTTACGAGCCTCTTCTTGAATAGATGCCATTTGCTTTTCTAATGGATTGCGTTTCGCCTGTGCGCCTTCAAATGCAACATCAACTTTCTTATCATTGGCACCCTGTAACAATCCACCGAGTGTTTGTTGACGGGCAATCTGATCTTCAATGGCTTTGGTGATGTTCTCAATAGTTTGGAGACGATCTTTTTCCAACGCCTTACGAGTTTGTAATCCTTGAATGGACTGGCCAACTTCAGATGCACCGACTTCTGCTAATTCTCTGATCTTAGCAATCTGGGCATCATATGTTCTGGCCAGATCATGCTCTTCGGCCTTCAATGCTGCTTTTTTATTTGTGAGTTCAAGAATATCAGCGCCGGCTTTAGAGTAGATAGCCGCTTGTGCTCTCCATATTTCAACTTCATCATCAAGCATACCGACATATTTTGATTCTTCGGCAATGCCAAACTTCAATGAGTTAATATATGCCGCGTAGGCTATCGTAGTTTTTTCAATCTCTTTTCGTTGGGAGGCGAATAGATCATTCAGTATTCGGTGTTTAGCAAGTTCTTCTGCTGTTGGACCACCTTGACCACCACGTCCACTTCCGCCCTGTGGCTTAACTACAGCAACAGCATTCATGGCTGCAGCCGTTTTGTTTAATTCTTCTCTCGTTTTTTTAGCATGGTCTTGCAACATAACAAGAGGAGTACCCAATCCTATAGGATCTTTAATACCAAATATTTTACCAAGAAGGTCAGTGGGGTAATTAAGAATCTTACCTATAGCAAGAGCAAGATTTTCTGTGCCAGTTGCGAAGGCTTGTGCTGCGGGACCGCCTCGTTGGAATGCTTTTACAACATCATCAATCAGGTCTATCTTCGTAAGTGCCGCAAGTGCATCATTCACCAACCAGATATATGTTGCCACTTGCCCAAGAAAAGGAATCATACGCAATAGGCTGGCACCTAGTAAACCAAAATTAAGTGTTGCGAATCCTAATCTTTTTGCAAGCATTGACAGTGTATCACCCATTGCTGTGAAAAATTCACTGACTGATCCTACCTTCATCCAAGCAGGTAGTGTATAATTTGAAAGTACACTTTTAGTAATTGCAATAGTTTTTGCCAGACCGTCAAAGGCTTTGCTTACACCAGCAGCACCCAATATCATCTGAGCCTTGCCGAATAACCACAGTGCAGCCAATCCTTCTAATGCTCGTAGTGCATAGCCGGCTGCTGTTGCGACCCATTGAAATGCTTTGCCCACTGCCATTAACCCGGCAGATGCGGCACCGATCTTGACTATAGCATCAACAAATTCCTCAATCTTCTTCGGATCTAATGTGTTAACATAATCTACTATCGGCTTTATCGCCTTAAGAACTGCCATACGAACATTATCCATGGCCAGTGCTAATTTGTCTGCCGTTACGCCGGCAGCGCGAACTGCCTCAGCATGTTTTGCTGCTGCTGATGTTGCGTCACCATATGATGCGGTAACACCTGCCCAGTTAATATTACGCGAGGATTTTCCTAGTAACTCGTTAGCAAGAGTCATACGCTGAGACACGTCGGTCATCTTAGACAGACCTTGAATTGTCTTGGCAAGGATATCTTGCTCACTTAATTTACCAAGATCAGCAGCACTTACACCAACTCTTTCAAAAGCGTATCGTAACTTAGCACTATCGGTGGTAGCATCACCTATCGCTGTAGAAAGTTTTAGGATCATCTTCTGAGCATCTTCGGCCTTACCGCCGTTCTGTGCTAAAGATTGAGAAAATCCCATGATATTTTGAATAGCGATTCCAGTTGAATCGCTGAGGTCGGACATCGCATCAGCATAGTTTAGGGCATCTTTAACCAATGCACCAATAGCAAGACCTGCTAACGCGCCTTGTAACCCAGTAAAGGCTTTTGACAAAGTACCGACTTTATCCTGTAGTTTTTGTAAACCGGTTACTGCACCGGTTGTGTTTACATCAACGGTATAACTTAAATCTGCGGACATTATCTACCTCTCAATATGGTTGCGACACGCTTTCTGATGAATACCTCAGTTGGTTTAGTCATACCATCTGGTGATTGGCTACTATAACCATCATCCAACTTCTGAGCATACGCATAGTCAGCAACAATCGTTTTACCACGCAACTTTGTATTCCTACGGGCATTACCAGTGCGAATCGGTGTATCCTTAATGAATTCCACTAAGGCGTCCTGTGGCACTAACTTCAACTTAGCGATTACTCGCTTGATGCTACTGGTAATACCGTCGTGTGCGGTGATATTCATTGATATGGTCATCATCTTGCCTTTGCTTTGTTCATCATTTCTATTAAATCATTGTCGCTATAATCGGCTATCGGATCCTTACCATTGTTCATCGCTTTCTTGTGATGAAAGTTCTCAAACGACATTGCCGCATCCATTATGTACAGATCAAAAGTATTGCTTCTGGCCAGAACATCACTTGGTAACAGACCGTATCGTTTGCCAAGTGAGTCAATCATTAGCACCAAGTGCATCTGAACTGAATCAGGATCAATGTCGTCGTTAGTTACTTTCCCAATAGTTCCGTCACCTTTCCAATAGCCTTCATTAAAACGCCAGTCGGCAACATGTTGCTGTCTGACAATACCTCTTTACCTTCTTCGTCTAAAATAAGTGTGCGGACAATGCCGATCACATTTGAGAAATTTGTATGGTCTGCTTTAGCCAGCAGCATGAATGTGTCCATTGGCTGACGATCCCAAGTATGGAATGTCAGTGGTTCACCGAATTCTTTGACTGTATCTTCATCATCAATTGTTACTTCAATTAGTTGTGGTTTTGCGGAGAGTTGGCTTAAACGCATGATTTGTTTTCCTAAGTTGTTAGATTTATTTAGCCGGAGTTAGTTCTTCAAGGACCTGGTTAATCAGAGCCAATCGGAATTTGTTCTTTGCTTGGAGTTGACGGACGGTGTCTGCTAATTCTTTTAGCATGTTGCCCGACTTTGCTTCGTCACTGAGTAGTGCCTGAAGTTTTTGTTCTTTGGTCTTGAGCCAGACCGTGCTTGATTCGTTCATATGTTTCTCAATTGTTAAAAGAAGGGCACCGAAGTGCCCGACTTTATGCGTTAACTACAGTTGTGAAGTAGTTGTCAACGGCGATAGCCATTGGCGTGACCCAGACAGGTGCGTCTGGTTTGGTAACAGGTGCCAGACTCGTAATGAATCCAGTGCCAGTTGTCTTGATGTCAGTCGCAGTTCCGTTGCCAGCCCAATAGATTTCAAAATCAATGGCTGTCTTGTTGCTGCTCATATTCATGATACCTTGACCAACAGCGGTAGCATTAGCAACATTTGCTCCGAAGAACGTATCCTTATCAAGGACGATGTTCATGGAGATTTCGTTGTCTGCCGGTGTGCTCAACTTACGAGTATCAACATCAGTGAAATCTACATAAGAGTAAACTCCAGTTTTGTTGGTGATCGTTACGTCTTGCACAAATGGCAGGGTAATTGCCAATGAGGCATTTGCCAGATCGGCCCCAGTATAGCCAATCGTGATGATTGGCTGGGTGCCTGTAGTATTAGTTGTAATTCTTACATTAGCCATAATACTTCCTTAACCTGTTACTATCGTTGTGAATGATCCATCAACAGCAATTGCCATTGGCGAGACCCAGACAGGTGCGTCGGGCTTCGTCACTGGTGCCAGACTCGTAATGAATCCAGATCCTGTTGTGTAGATATCCGTTGATGCGGCGGCGTTACCTGCCCAGAAGATTCCGAAGTTAATCGCAACCTTATTGCCACTCAGACCGATCACACCGTAGTATGCTGCTGAGCCTGCCGTTGCTGCTGAATTGCCGAAGAAAGTTTCCTTATCTAAAACAATGTTTGTGCTGACTTCATTATCTGCCGGTGTACTCAACTTGCGAGTGTCAACATCGGTAAAGTTTACATACGAGTAAACTCCAGTTTTGTTGGTGATCGTCAAATCTTGCACAAACGGAAGAGTGATGTTCGGCGCCGTGCCGGTTCCAATCGTGATGACTGGTTGAGTACCGGTTGTATTCGTCGTAATTCTTACATTTGCCATGTGATTTCTCCTTTGTAGTGGCTATTGGAATTCTAATCTTACAAGATTGAATGTCCAGGTATACTTTACTCTGTTTGGACCATACTCCAGCGTTTGCGTGAAATCTCTTTCGTGATATCCATTGAACAATGGTGCTGTGGCTCCTGCTGCTGTGTAAGTAACAAGTTGGCTTATTGCACCACCGACCGCATATGCGTTTGAGTCGTCCTGGAAACTGATATAAACTATGTCAAATTGGTCTTTTGCGTTGTAAACATTTGATCCTAGTGTCACACCTAAACCAACTGTTCCGTTCGGGTTTCTATCTGTGGTGACAACCTCACCTGCATATAGACCGAATCGCACGGCAGTTGGATCACTCGGAAACTCACCATAAACTGGCATGTTCCATGAAGTAACCATTGATGCTTTTAGGGCCTCAACGATTTGCTCCTGAGTGATTAGTGGTGCAGACATTAGAAGAATCTCCTGTCGCCATTGAAGTAATCCACATCCGCTACCCAGTTCTCTTCCAACTTTGTAGTCGGACCGTTTGGTGCGTCTTTCATCAAATCGTAGAAGTTCATTAGTTGTAATGCCTTCGTCCATTCGTCGTCGCATCGGGTCTTCGCAAAGTTGTAGTTCTCCATGTCAACTTCGTTCTTATTGGCCACATCCGTTACAAGTGACTGATAGAATACCAGTATTGCTCCGAATGTATCCAGACGAATGAGTGTTTGATCACTCTTTATTAGTTGGCTTGGGTTGAACGAACTGATCAACTGATTTTTTGAGTTGTTGGCATAGTATGTGGCACCAATTACGGTGTCCGCGTATTTTTGCCAGAATCCAAATTCAAGTTTGTATAACCATTCTTGACTGGAGACCTTGAAGTAAGCGTCCCAATTCACAGACAGAGCGGATGCTCTGCGTTCGGCAGCAGGATCGTAAAAGATTATATCATTCACGGTCGCATTGCTTATGCGTTGGTAGGGTACCGACATTCTTGTCTCCTTAGTATATCTGAACTATCTTCTTGATTAGTCTTGGACAATATTAATTGCGCCACCGCGACGAAGATCGCCCACACCAGATCCGAAGTAGCCCACGCCAGTTAGCCAGATTTGCAGACCACCAGGCACTTCGCCTTGCTTCAGAGAAAGACCTTCCTTCAACACCGTGAACACAGCGGAGTCACCGAAGTAAGCACCGACAAGAACCGAAGTAGAAGCGGCACCAGAAACAGTACGACTTGCTGCAGGTAAGAAGGTAGTGAACATCACGGTACATCCGTAGACATTCTCAATCTTGCCGCTGGTCAACAGTTCGTTACCCAGAGCAGACAGATTAGATCCACCTGTTTGAGAAACAGCACCGCCGGTCAGTTCAGCCAACAGACGAGTCAACGAAGAACCAGATTGTCCTGCTGTAACGCCAGTAACGAAACCGTTGCTGTCAAGCACGATCATTGGGTTACCTGGCATACGAGCCACCTTGAACGCTTGCTTGACATTGCGAACAAGTTCAAGAATAGTGCGTGAAGTGAAACCAGTTGTGTCACCAGTAGTACCAACGAAACCAGCAGGTAGAACTTCCATAGCGCCAAGTTGTAGCGGACGAGCAAAGCCGTCAGCCGGAGCAGCGGTATAGTTTGTGTTACCAGGAGTTGCCTTGAATGCCGTGAAAGCAGCAGCAACACGCTGATCAACCTTTTCAGCGAACGACTCACCAAGTTCTGCACCAAGAGTTGCAGCCAATTGGAACGAAGTTGTCCAGCCGTAGAAAATACCGAATGCGGTTTGGGCAACTGCTGGAGTAGCGGTGATGCTACCTTGAGTCAATGCAGGGTTTTGAACCACAGCATCGCCAGAATAAGTTCCACCTGAACCTGATTCGTTATAATTTTGGTAAGTAATTGGTGCGAAGTTCGGCACCAAGAATGTATTACCTTGTGTTGGGGTTACGACATTCGTAAGATTGACGAGTCCCATTGATTCGTGCATTGCACGAAGAGCGAAATTTGAAATTGCAGTTGTGAAGCCAAACGCTTCACCATTGCTACCACCGAGTGTATACGCCACGATATGTTTCCTTTAAAAAATGTTGGCATCAGAGTATTTTTTGACTTGTTCCAGATATTGTTGCTGATACAGTAGTCCCCTTTAGACCAATGTTCTTACCAAGACCGTTGCGTTGAGCCCATGCGTTGAACGCAGCAGGATCTTTGCTATAGTCTGGTATGCCGTCTTCTTCGGCACCAGCGAACTTACCTTGACCAGGTCTTAAACCTGAACCACCGGGTAGATTACTCTGTTTCAGAAGTTTAGGGTTTCCCTTTGCGACTTCTTGAACTAACCCTGTGATTGTTAGTGGATTGCCGTCAGAACCATATCGTTCTTGACCCTTTGCGTTTACGATGTTGTAAGTGCCGTCGTCGTTCCATTGAACGGATGACTTTACCTTAGTCAATGCGTAATCTAAAAGATCGTTGTCAAACTTATCTCCCATGGCCCGCTGAATATCTGTGTCTAAGTCCCTCTCCCTCAGTGCCTGATCCTTGCGATTCAGATCCTGTTGAAGTTTATTAAACTGTTCATGCAGATCATTGTTAGTAGTTCGTCCAGAACTTCTTGCCTGATTGCTCTCTACTGGTTGTACGGAACCGCCGGAGTTTTGAGTAGCAGATACTCTTGTTACATACGCAAGAGCGGCTTCAACTGATTCAAACTGTTGTCCAGAAGCATTGCTTAGGGCGTTCAGCAGCGAACTTGTTGTACTCTTACGAATTGCACCAGGATTTACCTGTGTCTCGTT